AAGCTGACGGTAGTAGCCGTGCTCGCTTGCATAACCAGTTTGGTTCTGTTGGTCTTAAAGGCAAAGGATTCTAATCATGGTTAATAATAAACCTGCTGATAAATATGCTAAGCCGCATACAATGGATGGTAAAAGTGTTGGTAACGAATTACCTGCAATGTCTACGCAGTCTGGCAAAGACTATATAAATGAGATGAATATCTCTGTAGGTAATGTTAGCAAAGGTAACTACAAGCCAACTAAGACTTCTGGCATTCAAGTTCGTGGTGGTAAAGCACAGACCAAGGGCAAAATGGCTCGTGGCCCAATGGCTTAATAAGGGTATACCCTAATGGATTACACTAATCTTTTTAATACCATAAAAACTTACACGGAAAACGATTTTCCGACGACGACTTTTACAGGTAATGATAATGAAAGTATAATTAATTCATTAGGCTCAACTCAGATTAATACTTTTATTATGCAGGCTGAGGAGCGGATATATAACACCGTTCAACTTCCGGCTTTGCGTAAAAATGTAACTGGCACGCTTACAACAGCAAATTCATATCTGTCTTGCCCAAATGATTTTTTATCTAGCTATTCTTTAGCGGTTATAGATTCTAGTGGTAACTATAGCTACTTACTAAATAAAGATGTTAACTTTATTCGTGAGTCATACCCAAATCCTACAACTACTAGCATACCTAAATACTATGCTTTGTTTGGTCCACAGCTTAGTTATCCAAACGAATTGTCTTTTATTGTAGGGCCAACTCCAGACCAGAATTACCAAGCTGAGTTGCATTATTTCTTTTATCCACCTTCAATTATTAAAGGTATTATTACCTCTTATAACCTTACACAAGCGGGTTCGGGGTATGTAAACGGTATTTACTACAACATTCCATTAACAGGCGGTCAAGGTACTACTGCACTTGCTGATATTACTATATCGAATGGTGTTGTTACTAGTTTTGAGCTTGTAGATGGTGGGTCTTTGTACGGAGTTGGTGACCAGCTTAGTGCAGCTACAGCGGATCTTGGTGGTACAGCTACTACTACTTTTTATATTACTGTTCAAGCAATCAATAACGTTGCTGGTACAAGCTGGGTTGGAGATAACTACCCCCCTTCTTTGCTTTATGGCTCTTTAGTAGAAGCCTATACTTATATGAAAGGCGAACCAGATATTATTGCCCAGTACGAGAAAAAGTACCAAGAAGCTATGATTCAACTAAAACGTCTTGGAGATGGTCTGGAACGCAATGATGCGTACAGAAAAGGCCAAACAAGCTTACAATATAACCAACTATAATGTCTATAGCCCAAACCCAAACGACAATATTTAAACAAAACCTTCTCAGCGGTCTTGAGAATTTTGCTATTGGCACGCCTTATACCTATAAAATTGCCCTCTATACAAGCCTAGCTAACCTTAATGCGGCAACCCTTGCTTATACTGCCACAGGTGAAATTACGGGTACTGGGTACACAGCAGGCGGTAAAGTCTTAACAGTATCTCAAGTACCTACCTCGGATACAGCGAACAATACTGCGTTTATATCATTTTCAAACGTAACTTGGAACCCAGCGGCCTTTACTGCGGCAGGTGCCTTGATATACAATAGCACTACAAATGCAGCAGTTGCGGTATTAGATTTTGGTGGTCCAAAGGTACAAACTGCAGCAGGTACGTTTACAATAACATTCCCAACGGCGACTTCAAATACCGCCATTTTAAGTATTAATTAAGGAGCTTTTATGCAAAAAGAATTAGCAAGTTGTGGCGATTATGCAGAAATTAGTATGCAAGCACAAGCCATTAATCAAGAAACCGTTGGTGTAGAAGGTTACTACCACGTAGAGTGCCGTGATGCTAACGGCAATTTAAAATGGACTGAAGAGTTTCCTAACCAAGTAGTTCAGGTTGGCAAGATTTTTCTGTTCCAGCAAACGTTAATAACTTCACCTATAGCCTTGGTCGGACCATATTTAGGTTTAGTATCTGGCACAGGTAATACTTTTTCACCAACAGATACAATGACTTCCCATGCTGGTTGGTCTGAGTTTATTGCCTATACAGTAAGTGGTTCAGCTGTTCGTGGTACTGCAGTGTTTGCAACGCCTACAGGTAACAGCAATACAACTCCTGGCTCTAACGTAGTAACGGCTTCTGCAACGGCTATTACTTACACAATTACTGGCGCTGGTGGTACTGTTGGTGGTTGTTTCCTAGTAACAGGTTCTGGTGCTTCTTCTACCCTTAGTAATACTAGTGGTACTTTGTATAGCGCTGGTGCTTTTGGTACAGCTAAAACTACAACTGCGGGCGATACAGTAAGCGTTACGTATTCTACAACGGCTACTAGCTAAGGAGTCCTAAATGGCTCTAGTAGTTAATGATCGTGTACAACAGACTGGTACAGCTAATACAACCGTAAGTTTTACATTAAGCGGTTCCGTTACAGGTTTTCAGTCTTTTGCTGTTGTTGGAAATGGCAATACTACATACTACGCAGCTACAGATGCTTCTGGAAACTGGGAAGTAGGCATTGGCACGTATGCTACAGGCGGCACATTAACTCGTACAACGATTCTTTCGTCTAGTAACTCAGGTTCTGCAGTTACATTTAGTGGCACTGTTAACGTTTTTGTTACATACCCATCTGAAAAGTCTATTAACTATGATGCTAGTGATGTAGCAACCATTGGATCTGTTCTTAACTACTCAGACACAGGAATTATCGGTTCGTTTGCGTCTACAGTAGCTGGATATAACCAAGTTATTGTCCAAAACAAAAGCAGCGCTACTAACGCTTCTTCAAACTTAAACGTATCTAATAATACTTCAACAGCAACTACTGGTTACGCAGAGCTAGGCATTAACTCTAGTACGTTTACTGGTACTGGCTCATTTAATATTGCTGGCGCAGCTTACGTAGCTTCTGCTTCTACAGATTTAACCATTGGTACTTACGGTGCATATAACTTGCACTTTGTAACTAATAGCAATACTATTGATGCAATGACCATCTATAACTCTGGTGGTGTTTCATTAGGTGGATACGCTGATCCTGGTATTGGTACTTTATACGCAAATAACGTATATTTAGGATTTAACCCTATTACTTCAGCGGCTGGAACTACAGTATTAACTAATGCTTCTGCAGCTTACCAAAACGTAGTAGGTACAAATACACAAACAATTCAACTGCCCAACGCTACAACGCTATATAAAGGTTTAGCCTATACGGTTGCTAACGCATCAACTGGCGCAGTTACAATTAAAAACAATGCTTCTACTACTATTGATACTACAGTTACGGGCGGTACGTCTGTTTTAGTTTTAACTGACAATAGCACTTCTGCTGGTACTTGGGTTGCTTATAGTTATTTACCATCAACATATGACTTTAGTACTACAACAGCTAATTTTGGTACGGCTACTATTACTAATGCTACTTGGAATGGCGGAACAATTGCTACTGGATATGGCGGTACAGGACTAACTACTTTTTCCGCAGCTAATAATGCTATTTATTCAACATCATCTTCCGCATTAACTGCAGGTACTTTGCCTATTGCAGCGGGTGGTACTGGAGCTACAACAGCTTCTACTGCATTTAATGCATTAAGTCCACTTACCACTGCTGGCGATACTCTTTATGGTGGCACAAGCGGTGCTGGTACAAGATTGGCTATTGGTACAGCTGGGCAAGTACTAACTGTAAATGCTGGCGCTACTGCGCCTCAATGGTCAACACCGACAACAGGTACTGTTACTTCAATTACTTCAACTACATTAACTGTAGCTGGCACTTCTGCAATACCTACAATCAATTTAACAAGCGGTATAGCAACCGCAGGAACAACAGGTTCAGCTACACTTATTCCTGTAGTTACTATTGATACTTATGGTCGTGTAACTTCAATTACTACTGCAGCTAATCCACAAGGAACAGTAACATCAGTAACTGGAACTGCTCCTGTAGTAAGTAGTGGTGGAGCAACTCCTGCTATTAGTATGCCTGCTGCAACAGCATCTGTAAACGGTTATTTAACTAGCACAGATTGGACTACCTTTAATGGTAAAGGAAGCGGCACAGTTACTTCTGTTAGCTTTACAGGCGGTATTATTTCTGTAGCTACAGCTACAAGTACTCCAGCCTTAACAGTAGCAGGAACTTCAGGTGGTATTCCTTACTTTTCAAGTGGTACTACTTGGGCAACCTCTGCTGCCCTTGCTGCTAGTGCTATAGTTCTTGGTGGTGGTGCTGGAGTTGCTCCTGCTACAACTACTACAGGCACAGGCGTTGTAACAGCTTTAGGTGTTAATACTGGTACTGCTGGAGCATTTGTAGTAAACGGTGGTGTTTTAGGTACTCCGTCTAGCGGAACAGTAACCAATTTAACTGGCACAGCTTCAATCAATATTAATGGTACTGTTGGTGCTACTACAGCAAATACTGGTGCATTTACTACTGTTTCAGCTACTGGTGTTATTACTTCTACTGTAGCAACAGGAACTGCACCCTTTACTGTGGCATCAACTACCCAAGTAGCTAACTTAAACGCAGCTACTGCTGGCACAGCTACAAGCGCAACATCAGCAACAAATTTAGCTGGTGGTGCAATTGGTTATTTACCTTATCAAAGTGCTGCAGCAATTACATTATTTGTAACTGGCAACACAACCACAACTCCTCAATTTTTAACTTCTACAGGTACTGGTACTGTTGCACAAGCGCCAACATTAACAAGCTCTACAGGCAGTGGAAGTGTAGTTTTAGCAACAAGTCCTACATTAGTTACTCCAGCTTTAGGTACTCCTTCAGCTATTGTTTTAACTAATGCTAGTGGAACTGCAAGCATTAACATTAATGGTACTGTAGGCGCTACTACTGCTACAACTGGTGCATTTACTACTCTTTCAGCTAACTCCACAGTAACTCTTAGTGGCACTACTACAAACATTGCTGCAACTAGCCAAACTTCAGGCACTATAACGATTGGTGGTACTGCTGGTACAGGAGCATTAACAT